CAGTCAACGTACTCCCGAAAGAGGTCATGAGCCTCTCTGATTGTTAGTCCCCGGCTCATACGGCACTCCCGTCTCGGGCGTCGAAGTTCTCATAGGTCTTGCCCATTTGTTGGTTCTCCGCTCGCTGCGCCGCTCCTTCGGCTGTTCCTCCCTGATTGGCTGCACCGGGCGGGGCCTGGGGTTGCTGCTGAGGCTGGGGTTGCTGTAATGGGTAGATCGGCTGGGCTAACTGCTGAGCCATCTGCGGGTTGCCCTGAGCGAGTACCGAGATGAGAATACCCTGGATGTTCGCCTGGATCTCTTCCGGCGTCTCCTGGAAAGCCTCCGAGGTAGTGTATTCCTGGAACACTTCCACGATCTCTTTCACGGGATCACTAGGTAGAACCATAACATCGTCGCCGCTAATTGCTGCTTCGAGAAGATCCAGAGCGTAGTTGTAGTTCCGTACCGACTGGTGGATCATGGCGTCTTGGCCGAAGAACGAAATAGCCTTACGGGCCTCTTCGGGGGTCAGTAACCCTAGCTGAGCTAACTCAACTGCTCGCTTCTCCCGTTCGGCAATATGAGACTTAAACAGAGAGCTAGCCTCGAAGAAGACATCGGGATCATAGCTCAAGTCCGTGCCCTTCACCATCTTGAAGAACATGCCACCATCTTGGTTAAACGCCCGGATCATACGACGCTTCGAGTAGTGCTTTTTAGCCAGGCCAAGCATGAGCCGGGAGAGGTCCCGAGCACCCTTTTCGATGCTGTCCAGGACACCTTGCAACTGTGATTCATCTTGATTGACTAAGGCGTTAATAGCCTTCCCTGACTCAATCCCGGTTACTCGCTTGCCCAGAGAGGACGCATGAATACCGGCGAGGTCCAGCATCTCACTGTGGCTGCGGTTCACGTTATCTAGAACGTATCCCGGCAGAGGGTTGAGCGGAAGCTGCTTGGGAGCCATAGACGACGGGTTGTAGCGAATTATCGCTCCCGGCGTGTTAGTGATTTGATCCACACCACTGTTATTAGCGACAATCCACTGGAGATTGCCCATACGACGGATGTTCGTGATAATCGCAGAGCGCTGCGCGTTATATTCTTTCTGGATCTGGAGAAGGGGAGCGATTGCCCCTTTGCCGTGTAAGCGCCCAGGAAGGGTGTGGAACCGGAAGTGAACGATTGGGAACTCTGACTTCCCGTCCCACTTTTTCGCTTCCCAAGCAATTTGCGACCCGATGACAATGCAGTGCTTTTCTTCTTCACGGCTCCAATACTCCAGGACCTCGTATCGGTCGTCACCCTTGCTATAGTCGGTTGCGTAAGTAAAATTGAGCCGGTCCTGGCCGAAGCGGACACTTACAGCGTCAACTTTGCTTAGATCGACCTTGGGGTAGACGCGCTCAATAGCGCTGCCATACAGGTAGCTTCGCTTGATTAGCCACTCAGACTGCTGGATATCGTCAACGTCCTGCTGGCAGAAAACATCATAAGGCGGGATAACATCCACCTCAATCTGCTCTTTCTCGGCGCAGTAGTACGGGTGCATAAAGGCATTACCCGTAACGATCATCCAAGGGTTTGCTTTGGCGAACTTCTCAGGGATCCGGCGGGCCTCCCATAGATATTGCACCATCGCAGCATCGGTCTTGGCTTTAATCATATCCTCTGTGGTCATCGACGCGGGGCGCACCCCAATATATGGAGTCACAACGGACAGCATCGAGAACAGACGATTATAAATAGGCAGAAGAAGATTTACGGTAACCCGGCTAACACCAGGCTCCGAGGGCTCGGTTACCCATGTACCAGAGGTAATCTGAGTACCCTCCTGGTAACGGCCATATTGCAGACCGTCCACAAACCGGCGGCATGTATCCCAGACGACTGTTTCGCCTGCCATCCACCGATAAGCAGCTTCTCTTTTTTGCTGAACAGACTGGGCCTTTTTCAGCTTGTCGTTAGACTTCTTTTTTGAGCCGTAGATCGCCATTACAGCAAGTCCTCACCCGAAAGGTAGGGCGGGAGTAGTTCTTCTTGCGGGGCGGACATGGCTTTTTTGGTTCTATGTGCTGCGATTGAAACGAAGGCTAAAACGCAAGCGTAAGAGCCAAGACTCAACATCATGAAGCACATCGACAAATCGACCAATACCGACAAGAGGCACCCCCGATGAGTAGAGCCGTGTGACCCTACCCATCGGAGGCACTTCAAGCAAGCGTCAGTGACTACCCACGCTTATAACTGATGCCGGCCATCACGCCAATAGCGCGAGGGATTTCCGAAACCAAGTTGTAGTACTGCTTCCAGAAGCCCTCACGGACATCAACCAAGCGGCCCGTAGCACCACGCTTTTGCGTGATAATGTCACCGCTATCGGTGAAGTCCTGGAATCCGCCTGGGCGCAGGGTGTAAGTGTTGATGGTATCACTTGCGAGGAAGTAGATAACACCAAACGGAACATCCTTGCTTACGGTAATCGGGATGTCTTCAAACATCAGATCGCCGGGCTTATGGCCCAAGTGGCCGCTCGTTTCGCCCGGAAGATAACGCGGGCTGTCCTGGGCGAGATCACGGAATCGGGCACGCGTGAAGCGGTGCATGATAACGGTATCCACGTCCTCTTCAGCACGTTCGGCGATGGAATCCACAACCAACTGCATGTCCTCAAGGGCAAGCGGCTGGCCAGAACTCATGCCACCAGCAGGAACAGCAGCGGCAGCAGTCTTGAAGCCGAACCCTCGAAGAACAGGGTTAAGGAGAGCATTGCGAGCGTTGCCATAAGCATCACCCGAAGCGGTGCCAAACGCCAAGCAGTTGACGCCGTTGATCTCATCGGCCTGCGGACGAACGCTAGATCCGATAGCCGCTACACGCAGCAGAACAACCAAGTCCGTATCGCCGACACCCGTGGCATCAGGTCCAGTAGCACCACCAGCGTCAAGCCCAACAGTACCATTGGCGGTGTTCACTGCCGATGCGGTGAACTCGGTCACACCAGCACCATTATTAAGCAGCGCCCAATTCTGGGTTTCATCGGCAGGCACATGCCAACACTGATACACCTCGCCGGTGACTAGGTGATTAGCACCGGAAACCATGCGACCAACGGCCACAGCAGGACCAGCAGCGTCAATCAAGAAGCCCTTGAAGCCCTGACCAGTGAACATATCCTTGTTCATGCTCGAACGGACATCTTTCTCCAAGCCGCGCATTTCGGAGTACATCGCACCCACGAAAGCGGCATCGGAGCCACCGGAGTTACCAGGAGCCTTAGACTCAGCCTGGCCCGTAACTTCAAACGAAGCGTACAGGAAGCGAGCGCCGACAGTCAGGTCGAGGTAGCCCTGCGAGGTTGCCTGGGGAACGTCAATAAGCGCACCGGCAGCCGACTCGCCAAGGTATTCGATCGAAGAGGCATCAACACTGCTGGTGTGCAGCGGAATGATTACCTTATCGCCCGCCCACTGGTGGGGACCTTCTGAAAAGAGTTTATAAATAAGCGACTCAAGGTTGAGTTGCTCGCGAATAGGGCCTTCGTACTGCTCCTTAAGCAGCTTTGAAAGTTGACCCGAAGTGGCAATAGCCATGATTCATTTCCTTAGCGCCGCCTTCCGGCAGCAAATTTTTTCCGCATATCGCGTAGTGTGACCGCAGCTTTAGGGGCCGATGGCTCCGTCGAGCCCGATGCCGAGCCCTTATTCGTTGGTCGAGGAGGAACATCTGGGGAATCGCTAGCCGAAGCAGTTTTAGCTGCATCCGGCCGGCTTACCCCGAGGCGCTTCAGGATGGCATCCTCTTGAGCCTTCTCCCAGTCTCCGAACTGCTTTGCGAGATCAGCGACCTCAAGTTTCGGATTCTGTGAGAGGTTCTGAAGAATAAATACCCTTGCAGCACCCTTATCGTGAACGCCTTCTGAGGTAACAGACTCAATCTTAGCTTCGATCTTTTGGACCTGCTTGTTGACCTGAATCTCTTGGACGCTCTCTGCTGACTTCGAGGACTGAGCCCTCAATGCCTGTAGCTCGGCAGCCATCTCCTTCATGACCCCCACCATATCTGAATCAGACTCGTACTCGTCTAGCGAGTTGATCTTCTCCAGCAGTGGGTCCACTTCGGTGACTGCTTCGCTTGTCTCTTCTGTCGCCTTACCAGCTTGAGCCTGAGCGATCTGCTGCTGTAGCAGTTCGTTCATCTCCTTGAGGGTGTTGACCTGATCCACCTTCTCCTTGAAGCGGGTGTATGGAATTTGATCTTTTCCCGAATTAGCAGCCGGCTCAGTAGCGTCCTGCTGTTCTACGGCGGGGGTACTTGTGTCCTCGCTCGCAGAAGCGGCTTGCGTTTCGGTTTCTGGATCGGCTCCATTTTCCACTGGGGAAGTAGGTTCCGGTGACGATGCTTGAGTTTCGGGCGCGGCTGCCGGGGCCGCTTCAGTGTTAACGGCTGGAGTTGCCTGAATCTCAGCGAGAGATGGAAATGCCATGATGTCGCTCCTGGCGTAAGCGGAAAAAACACACCATTCGCAGGCTGGTGAGCCACCTTAAGATCTTACCTTTAGACTGGGTACGGGAGTGAAGGGCTACAAGTCAAGGTTATCACCCAGTAAAGTGTCAAGTTTCTGACGGGGGTTGTGTCTGTCTGCCATCGGGGTGAGGGTGCGCCACTCCAGCCCAGTCTTCGCTTCAAACCGAACGATATCCTCTGGGCTTTGCGGTTGAAATTCCTTGTATATCTGGGTTCTCATCTCACCGATTTGCTCGATACCCTCTAATGCCAGGGATGCTGCGAAGATCATATCGGAGTGGCAACCGTGCGAATGATCGGGCTTTCCTTTGGCGTTATAGGCGAAAGACGACATTTCATTGACGAGTACCGTCGGAATATTGACGATCTGCTGAGTCGCTACGAACTTGCGCAGCCTATTCAGGATGAGTTGCCTCTTCCCGGAGTCAGTAAAGAAGCCGAGTTTCTCAACGTATCTCTCTGCCATCTTGTCATACTGGAATCGCCTGTAGAGTCGGGGGTACTCTGCGAGGTAGAAGTCCTCTTGCACGGAGATGCCTGCGTTGTTGACCTCTACAACGACCAGCGCGTTGTTGTACCGGAGTCCCAGTGCGACACATTCCTTAGCGAACTGGTGAACTGGGATTTTTTTATAGATCCATGCGACGGGTTTCACTTCTGTCGGCGAGGTCACGTCGATGACCATGGCTGCGGAGTAATCACCTGTGGAGGATCCTGATGCGGTATCTACTCCCATCACATAGGTGCATCCCAGCACTGGTTTTTCGATCTCGAACTCTTCTTTTTCTTCAACAGCCGGCTCCCATGCCCCTTCAAAGAAGGCATCGCCCGAAGAGAGGAAGGCATCTGTAACGGAGGCGGGGTACTCCTGGTTGAAGGTCCTCCAGTCACCATCGCATTTCGTTTCGAGCGCCCATTTCATCCACCGTACTTGGTTCGGGTCTAGTTTGTGCTCGTTAACGTACGCCACTTCCTCGTTAGTAAGCTCCCGTTCGATCGTTTCGATCTCTTTGTCGGCAAATTCGAGGTAATCCCCAGTTATATCGGTATAAATCCCGTGTTTTTCGTCAAAAAGGACTCGGTAGCTCTTGAGGGAGAACCAAGGGAGGAAGAGTTTTGTGTATACGCCCTCGGTGCGCCACCAATGGTAGAAATAGTTAAAGCTATTGGCGGTTGTTTCGACAATTGCGCTTCCCCGATCGGTCAGGGCTTGCATCGCTGCGGTAAAAACCTCCTTTTGCTTCTCCCAGAAGGCAACTTCGGAGCAATGGAGGTACTGAACAGTGGAACCACGGAGTTTATCGGGGCTGTTTGCCGTAGCAATAGTGATAAGCCCGGTATGCTTAGAGAAAACTAGCTCTCTCTTCGTCGAGTGCTTGAGCGGGAACTCTTCTTGGATCCACTCAGCCAGGTTCTCGTAGTATGTTTGGTAGATCCTGAAGAGTTTTGCTGCTGCTTCCCCTTCATGCGCTAGCACGATGCACTTTTCGTTTCGGGCGAAGAGCACTTTCCAGAAGTAGTATGCTGCGATGAAGGTGGACATGCCCATCTGCCGTGCTTTGAGCAGAGCCAGCCGGCTAACGTTGCCTTCTAGGATTTGTTCGAGGACCTGTAATTGGGCGTCGTTTGGAGTGAGCGGCTTAAGCGCGCCAGATTTTAGGACAATCTTTAGCTCGTTCTCACAGAAGAACAGGAAGTTTTCTTTGCATAGCTTGAGGTAGGCCCTTTGGTAGTCAGACAGTGCTGTCTTCCGTTTTTTGGCCATACTACTTAGTCATCACAAAGATAATAATCCCAGTCAGAATCGGTGTCAGCACTGTCGTGATTGTCGTCATGCGCACCACTGTGGACCCGATATCTTCTAGCTTACGCTCCATTTTGTCCACGTCCTTAAACAGGGCTTTGATTTGGATATCATGACCATCGAGACGGGCTGTTGCTTTTGCCAGTTTGACTTCCATTAGCGTGCCGCCTTCTTCCTGTTTGCGGTCCTCGAAGTGACCCGCAAGTTCTTTTTCCCGTTGCCGCCGCCCCTGCTTAGCGGCCGCTTGTGATCGACTTCTTTTCCATCGCCTTTCTTCACTCGTCCAGCTTTTTCTAGCGCCCGGCGTGCTGCGTTTCGCTTTGCCCGGTTCTTTTTCTGCTTCGGCTTTTTATGAAAGGACTCGTACTCTGCCTTGTAATCCCGTGCCATTAGCGCCGCCCTTCGACGAGCTTGAGCACTTCCATCGGCAGTCTTTCTTTAATGTCTTCATCGGTTTGGTTGAGCGAGACATCCTCAATACCTTCCGAGAGTTTAGCTACTGCTTTGAGTGCTACCTCAAGTCCCTTGGCCCCATTGTCATCGCTTAGTGCTTTGTCGATAATTTCGAGCAGCATTTTGTTG